CGAGACGGTGGCGATGAGTGTGCCCAGCACGGTGTCATGCGTACTGCTGGTGATGTCCAGCAGAGCCTTGACCCGTGTTGTCGTCGTCGCGTCCATCGGTCATCCCTCGGGCGTGGCTTCTGTGGTCTTGTAGCCAGCCTTCTTCTTGGTCGCCTTCTTCTTGGTCGCGCCCTTGAAGTCCTCCGGCTTGCCAGCGAGCTTGCCGACGAACAACCGCTGACCCAGGAGAACCCCCTCGGCCTTCAGGCGCGTCTGCTGGTCGCTGGAGTCGGTAGCGAGCGCGATCACATCGCCGCCCTCTCCGATGACTTTGCCTTCGAGGTCGCGGATAGTCCGACCCTCGGCCACGCTGTAGTATTCCATGTTCGCTTGCTTTGTTGAGAGAGGTGCCAGCGCGCCGGGTGAAGTCCATCCGCCCGACGCGCTGACGAGGGGAGAGAGAGTCAGCCCCGCTTCGATGCCTTCTTCTTGGTCTTCTTCTTGGCCTTCTTCTTGGCGACCTTCTTAGGAGGAGCAGGCTCCTCCAGCTTGGACAGATCGACGGGCGAAGCTACGGCGCTCCGCTCACGGACAGGCTCAAGCACATCGCCCTGGTCCGCAAGGATAGCGCGATCGTAGGGCGCGCTGGCGTCCACGATGTATCCGGCCTCGCCGCGCACCGACCCGTCAGGGTAGAGAAGCTGGGTTCGTTTCTTCACTCGGTACTTCGCCATGTCGTTCCTAGATGTTGAAGAGAGGAGCGGACGCCGCGCTGGCATCGTCAGAGATCGTATTCGTGACATACGGCATCAGGACCAGCGACGCGCTGTAGTATTGGTGCTGCCCGCCCGTATCAACACAGCGCGCCCGAAGGAATCCGCTGGTGTTGTTCAGGTCGATAGCGATGATCTTCTCCGTGTCCCAGTCCCCACTGGAGAATGCGGCTGTCGTCGCGTCGATGTCTGTCCCGAGCTTCTTGCAAGCGGTGTATGTCCCCCCAGATGTAGACGCCTGCTCGATGTGAAACGCTACGGACCCCATCGCGTGGAGGGTGCCGAGGCTGAGAATGACGAACGCGTATGCGTACTTCGCCGTCCCCACCGCGTTCCCGTCTCGACTCGCACTGTAGCGCCCCGGTTCATGGAGCGGGCTCACAACGACACAGTTGCCTACATCTTGGAGGGTCATGTCAGTATCTCCTAGGCGTCAAAGATCGGCGCGTCGGCATCGCCCGTGTAGTCGGGCATGAGCACGCAGTCGATGGAGTACAGCGATGCACCCGTGCCAACCTGCGTGACCAAGACCTTCAGAAAACGCTCCGTGCGGCGACAGTCCACCGCCGCGATCTGTACCGCGCTGGCGCTGGCTCCGAACTCGGTGAAGTCGGCATCTGCCGGGGTTGCGGCGTTCGTCTGCACCGTCGTATAGGTGCCACCGGAGGTGGCGCACTCGGTCAACTCCGCGTCGACCGTGGTTGCCCCGATCACGCCTTTGTCTACAACGAACACGGCCCAGGTCGATCCCTTCGTGTCCACCGCCGTCCCTGCGCGAGCAGAGGCGGTGGTGTTATTCACGGGCGGGTGGCACGAAGTGACGGTGATGTTGTTACCAATGTCGAGAACAGTCATGGGATTAGCTCCGTGGCCCCTAGAGGCTGTAAGAGAAGGACTCGGGGTGACGGAGCGCCACATCGCAGCGCATGGTCGCACGGATGTGCGTCTGGTCCTTCGAGAAGGCATCGTCCGAGGTGTCGGACGCGAGGAGGCGCAGGCCACCCCAGCGGGCTACCATCACATCATCCCAGTTGCCGAACAGCACCGACTTGGTGGCGAGCGGTCCAGCAGTCGGAGCGGTCATGCTCGTAGTGGTGCGGTAGCGATAACCGAGGAGCAGTTCATTGAAGCCCTCGGATGTGTTGACCGCCGTGAGCGGGATCGAGGTCGTGCCGTTGTAGTTGACCGACATCTGGCGGATCTCGTTGACCATCAACGGATGGATCGACCAGCCTCTGCTACCCGTGGGCGCGTTGGCGTTGTCGAGGTCCGTAACGAACTCAAGGAGAGAGGGGAAGTCAGGCGGTGCGCCAAGACCAGCCAACGCTGCACCCGTAGAGTCCTGCATCGACACGCTGGAGATGCCCGCCGTGTTCATAATGCCTGTCGGCTGACCCGCACCGCCCGTACCGTCGAGGATGCCGAGATCCAGCGCGATACCAAGCTGCGAGGCGAGGTCTTCGCTGATAACGGAGTCCGCTGTCGGAGTCGAAGTCTCAAGCAGCAGGTTCGACAAGATCACCCGGCCCGCGAGGGTCTTGGGCGTCATGTTGATCTGCTCGAATCCCAGGTCGCTCGCCGTGATGGTGGAGTTCTCAGAGACCCAGTAGCCGGTGGCCGAACTAGAGAGCTTCGGAATAGTGACCGGGATGCCAGAGGCGGCAAGGTCACGGGCTCCGAGGTCGTAGGAGACCGTCTTAGCCTTCAACGCCTCGATGATCGCCGTGATGGCGTCTTCGGGAACGATGTAGCCGCCAGCGGGATCGACGCCAGAAGACATCGCCTTCTGCTTAGTCGCCGCAAAGACCTCTGCCTCGTAGGGGGCATCGGAGAAGTCGTGACGGGCGAGGGCGCGGCAGGCACGGGCGAGGCTGAACGCATCACGCTCGCCGTTCTTGGCGACCTCGACACCGGGGAGGTGTGAGCGGCGCTCTTCGGCCAGGTTGCCCTTGACCTCTTCGACCGCAGCTTCCAGCGCCTTGATCTGCTTGGTCAGTTCGTCGCGCTTGCCGGATTCGGCTTCGCGCCACTCTTCAATCGTGGACTCCAGGCTCTTGCCAAGAGTGTCGAGTTGCTGCTCGAAGGCAGTCTCTAGATTCGGTGTATCCATATCGGATCAGTCCCTAGTGGGGTTGGTGTTGGAAAGAATGTCCCGCCGCACGCGCTCCGCGAATCCCCGGACTGCGTTATTCACCGCGCTGTCGATCTTCTCCCGTGTCGGCTCGTCGGCGTCGGGCGCTCCAGCATCGGGCTCGTCAACCGAGCCACCTTCTGCGCCACCGCGAGTCTCCCCGTGGAGAGTCTTCGTCAGGTCGGTCAGGCTGTCGACAAGCTGGCGGGTCGCTCTCGTCTGTTCTGCCTGCTGCTCAATGAGCGAGGCCATGGCTTCCACCAGGCGCGAGTCGCTCTCGTATTCGTCGCCGCAGGCCGTCTCGCACATCGAGTGCGCCGCGGCTACGGCCTGATCGTTGTCCATCCCCTCGTCAATCAACTCGGGCACCTTGCGCGAGACGCACTCGTCGGTTGTCTCGCCTTCCTGGCGGCAGGCCGGGGACTTCTCCTCGACCTCGGCGGCGGCGTCCGGGTCCAGCGTCTCGGAGATGATCTTCTCGGCGGGATCGTCGATGCAGTAAGCATCAGCAGGCTCGGCGATGGAGTCGGCGAGTTGTTGCGCCGCCGTCGCTCCGAAGTCAACGAAGGAACGGCAGGCGGCGCGGACTCTCCCAAGTGCGATGTTCTCGGTCGCTGGGTAGGTGTTGAAGAACCGCGCCACCTTGCCGCTGTCCAGTAGTCCCTCCGCGGTCAGCGCCTTCACGCCATCCTGTAGGGCGCTCGGGTTTGCAGGGACGGCGACCACGCTGATCTCCATCAACTCCGCACCCGTGTACAGTTGCCCGTAGGGACCGAGCCCCAGCTTCTCGCGCTTCTTCTCGTCGACCTCTTCGGACTCGGTGGGCATGAAGCCGACCGATGTGGCGCGTACGAAGCCACGCGAGGCAAGCTGGTAGATGGTGTCCGCAAACTCGAACGCCTCCTTGGGCGCGAACTCGATGTCGGCAGTCAGCCTGGCCGGCGCGTAGCGGCGGCGCACATTCGTCGCCTTGCCGATGGGCGGGACGCTCTTGCCGTCGTGCGCCCAGAGCACGACGGGGTTCTTCCTGTAGCTGGCGATGTCCCAGCCTTTGACCTTGATGATGTCGCCCATGCGGTCGACCGTCTCGTCGCTGACGAGGTAGGAGATCGTGCGGGTGTCCTCGTTCACCGAAACCGGATCCTGCGCCTTGGCGCGGACCTGAAGCATCTCGGGATGCGTCTTGACCTGCGCGACACGCTCTGCCCCTAGCGTGTCCATCTGTTCCAGGGTGGCGCGGCCCGAAGCTACCAGCGCCGCGAGTTCGTTGTGGTTCATCTTCGGGGCTCCTCTTTCACTACTGGAATGGTGGTGCAGCGGCAGTTCACGACTTGCGCGGCGTCAGCAGATCGGTCGCCGGGGAACTTGAGCCCGTAGGCAAACTCCTCGTCCACGCGCACCGTCGTCCCGTCTAGCCTCCTGTGACTATCGCGCACGGCGTTGTCCCGGCTGGCAAGCCAGGTATGCCGCTCGATCTCGTTGTTCTTCATCTCGGCGACCCGTGCGCCGTTGTTCGCCTTGATCGTCTCCGTCCTGGCGATGCGATCAGCGCGCGCATCGAGCAGGCTAATGGTGTGGTCGACCGCCGAGAGGGTCTTGCTCAAGGTCAGGCGAATCGCCTCGCGGAGCGAGTTCACGCTGCCGATGTCCTGGTCGAGAACGGTCTTGAGAATGGCCGCCTGCACATCGCGCTTCAGCGTATCCGTCGCACCTTGAAGGTAGATCGGGTAGTCCTTGTAGAAGGC